CCTTTGTGCTTGTGCTCGTATCTATCGCGTACACAGCCACTAAGCTAATTAAGCTGCTTAAGTCCGATGAATAAGCAGTCCATGAAATGCAATGTCCCGCGCCGGGACGTGCAGGGCGGCAAGAAGTTTGTTGTTAAGGCTTGTCAAAACGGACAAGAACGGATTGTTCGTTTTGGGGATGCCAACATGACGATCAAGAAGAACCAGCCTTCCCGCAAGAAGAGCTACTGCGCTCGTTCCGGCGGAATCAAGGGGAAGAGCAACAAACTTTCGGCCAACTACTGGAGCCGTCGAGCTTGGGATTGCTAATGAAGGACCGCAACGAACGTCGCTACAAGAACCAAGAGCGTATGCTCTACCGCCGCATGAAGGAGGCTGATGAGGCCATCGAAGCTGCGGAGGATATGATGGAACACAAGGAGTACAAAATGAACTGTGGAAAACGTAAATGCGAAAGCGGCAAGCGTAAGCCCTGCAAGTGAGTGTTTTTTTCAAGCGGCGTAAGGTATCATAGTTTGACCTTAACCGCTGGTTAGGGATCAATCTATGGCACGTTACAGCAACTTTGGCGAGCGAGACACAGCCCTGTCGGAAGATGCCGACATTGGCTTCACCCGCTTTAATAACAGATCGCGCCCCGATCAGCTTCAAGGCGGCGAACTTGCCATGTCTATCAATGGACGTATGTCTATTGACGGCACTTGGCAGACGCGCCCCGGCGTAGACACCTTTGGCCCAAAGATTTCCGCAGTAGACAATGGACTCCCGCTACCCGTAAATCTGTGGCCCCAGCTAACTATTTCGTCTGCCACTAGGTCTGGCACGACGGTGACCATCACCACCTCTACCAGCCATGGATGGTCTTCCTCGTCAAACGTAGCTATTGTTGACGTAGGATTTACAACGGTGGATCCCAACGGCAACCGCAACATCACGGTTACCGGATCCACTACGTTCACTTTTGAAATCATCGGCGCAACAGGGAGCGAAACCTACTCAACAACTGGTGCATCGAAGGCTGGTGGCTCCCTTCTTCAGAATGCGGCAGTAAATGCCGCCTTTGGCTCTTGCCTGTTTTCCAATCCAGCGTCCAATAGCGACGAGTATATTGTTATTGCGCTGTATAGCAATGCGTTAGCCATAAATATGGCAACGAAGGCTACCACGACAATCAACTATCCGGCTGGCATCTTCATCTCTACAAATGTTGAGATGCTTCAAGCATTTAACAAAGTGTTCATCTTTCGCGATGGCGCTACAGCCTTAGAGTGGAATGGCAGCTTTAGCGGCACCCCGGCTTTTACAAAGGTGGCTAATGGAGACTACGCGGCAACAACCTACTTGGATGCAAACAACAACACGGTAATTGCTGACGGTGTTGTAACGGTTAGCGAAACCTCGCATGGTCTGTTGGTTGGCGACAGGGTTTATGTTGTAGATAAGGGAAGCTCCACCCTTGTTGAACAGGAAGGCGGCTACGTTGTTGCTACTGTCGCAAACGCAAACACCTTTACCTTTTACGCTGAAGTTCCCGATCTTACGTCTCATAAGGTGGTGTATGCTAAGAAGCAACCATCCCAGCTTGGGTTTACGCATATGCCTGCCCCCGCGTGGGGCGTCTATCACCAGCGGCGTCTAATCGTTCCCTATTTTTACAACACTACGGGAACCAGCGGTAGTGAAACCATCACTAGCCGAAACGTGCGCGACGAGGTATTGCTGTCCGACATCTTTGACAGCAACACCTACGACCGCATCCTCAATCAGTTGAAGGTTACTGCTGGTGTTGCAGACTACCTGCAATACGTTCATCCATTCACCGAGGACAACGCTGTCATTTTCAACCGCAACTCGATCCACCTAATGATGGGTCTTAGCGGTAGTTTGACCGACATTTCCCTTAGGGAAATCACCCGCGAGGCAGGACTTGTAGCTCGGCGCAGCGTAGTGAATGTCGGCAACAAGATATTCTTCTTGTCAGACAATGGCATCTACTCAACACAGTTTGAGGATATGTACAACTTGCGCGGCGCAGGACTTCCCCTTTCTGCACCAATCGATCCGATTATCAAGCGCATCAATCCAGCGTATGCACACAATGCGGTGGCTGTCTATCATGACAATCGCTATTGGATTGCAGTACCACTCGATGGCAGCACGCGAAACAACGCCATCCTTGTTTACAATCTCTTAAATGAGGGCTGGGAAAGTTTGGACATCATCGAGCAGGACGGATGGGATATTGGCAATCTTATCGTTGCTGGTGCTGGTGAAATCAACAAGCTGTACGCCATCAACAGTTTTGGAGGCTTGCACGTTATTGACGGACGGGTGGATAGCTTTGACTACATCTACACCAACCCCGGCGCAGATGCCACTTTGTTTTACGTTCAGTCTGAGGCGGTTACTCGGCAGTACACGTTTAGCGACTCAGGCCGCAAGAGCTTTAACGCTTACGAGGTTCACGTTGAAAGTTCTGCCTTTGAGACAAGTGATGCAGACATCACGATGATCTCGGAGAACATCGACAAAGAGGTTGAGATGTATTCACTAGCGCAGAGCCTGGGGTCAGATTTGCCTATTGCCGAGGATAGCTCTGTGCGTGGGCGTATTGGCAATATCCGTGCCTACGGAATGCAAGTTAAGTTTGTTCCGACTAAGGGCCGACCCAAGCTACGCATGGTACGCCTAGAAGCCTTCCAAGCCTTCCGCTCTGTTACTGAAGCAAGTTAATACAATGAGTCATGTTCCATTAATTCGTAGGATTAAATCCAAAGAAGAAGCGCAGTTAGTTCTTAAATATGCTGCCGAGGATAATGACGGAATTGGTCTCCCAACCCACGTTGTTATTAAAAACAACGAAATTGTTGGAGCTGGTTCATTGAACGTATTGTCGGTTCTAATGGCATGGAACCACAGTAAGAAAATCACGCCAAGAGACAGCATTCAGATAAAGCACGCTTACGATGCTATAATGGAAGAGAAAACTAACGGTCTTCCATACATCGTACTTTGCAACAAAATGAGTCCGTATAATGGGGTTATGAAATCGTTGGGCTACGCCCCAATTTGGGAAACCGAAATTTTTACTTCAAATCCGAATGTGCTTTAAAACATCAATATCTGCTCCGCCTCCAGCACCCGCGCCTGTTGATCCTGGCAAGGCGTCCATTGACTACATTAATGCAATGGCTGACCCTGCATTGCAGGGTAAGATTCTCGCTTCTGAAAAGGAGTTTCGTCCGCAGTATACCGCCCTTAACCTAGCTGAGCAGGAGCAGTATCTTCGCGGAGTTCCCGGCACGGAGGGCAAGCCGGGACAGGCTGGCGCAATTGATATTCTCAAGCAGATCACCCCTGATCTTGTAAAGGCTCAGGAAATTGCTGACGCAGCGCAACGCGATGCGGATATTCGCGCCCTCCAGTCTCAGAGCGGTGGCTACCTGTCTGCCTTGATGAAGGCCAACCCGCAGATGTTCAACCAGCTTGAGGTTGCGCGGGAAATGGGCGGAAAGACAGACTTCTTTGGTGGTTTGCAGGATGCCATAAAAAATTCCATCCGCTACGGAGACGTTGCGCCAACCTCGGCTCAGGCCGCTCTCTTGGGCGAAATGCCCAAGGTGGATCTGAAGGGCTATCAAGCTCGCGAAGGTACGGCAGTTCTTCAAGAAAAGGTTACGCCTGTAAGTCTGACGGGTTTTGAGGCGGCGCAGGGTCAGGCCACTATGGCTGGCGCGGCTCCCCAAGCAGAGGCTTCACTCCTTGGTGCAGCACCGACAATGCAGGCATCCACCCTTGGAGCAGCCCCACAGGCTACGGCTCAAGGGTATTCTGCTACCCAAGCTAGTGCTCCGTCTCTTGGTGCTGCTCCTACTGTGGCGGCGCAAGGCTATCAGGCCGCTCAGGCAGCTATCCCACTCCTTGGTGCTGCGCCTATGGTTGCTCAGCAGGGCTATCAGGCTGAGCGCGGTAGTGCTGCTATGTTGGGCGCGGCCCCCACTATTGCTTCTCAGGGGTATACGGCGCAGGGGTTCCAAGGCCAGCAGGCTGCTGGGGTTGGCGGCGTTTCCGCGCAGCAGTTGGGTCAGGGTGCTCTTGGACAGCAGCTATACGGGCAGGCAATGCAGGCTGGTCCTACGTCTGCCTCCG